TATGTTATTATATACGAGGATTGATTTGTTACAAAATTAGTTACGTTTGTCGGTGTTACGGCACTATAACATATGTCGCTCGGGTCTCCTGAAACTGGATTAGAAAAAGTAAATCCAGAGGCAACTAAACCTCTACTTGATTGATTGTCATTTCCTATAATAGTAACTTTACCAACTTCACAAAAGTCGGTAGAATTTCCAAGTCCTCCTTGTACACCTAATGAGTTTTCACCATTACACTCTTCACATTCAGGATATGCAATTAAATATAATTCTCTTTGTGAACCGTCTTGTAATCTGTATGCAAATTTTTTAATTGGTTTATAAATAAATTTAGTTGGCCATTGATTAAACGCATCTGCAAACTGATGAAATACGATTGCCAAAGTGTTGAATAAAGTTAATAAAACAAGATTGACTAAGTGTTCAATTAGTAATAAAACGTCGGCAATTAATAATGTAAATGTGAAGTTTTTCTTAGCAAAATTAACTGGTGGTGTAACAACATCGGCTGAACAATCTTCTTCTTCCGCCGGTACAATTTCTTTTATACCAACATATCTATCGTCACTAAATGAATTACCATTGTAATGTATATTTTGAAAAGAAGAAATTGTATAAACTTTATTATATGTTACTCGATAAAAATAATCTCTTGGAAAGTATTGTCCTGATTGATTATATAGTATACCTCTATTTGAATCACTTCCAACCGCACTTGTTGGATAGTCATCCCACGATGTTGAAAACGCGTATGATTCATTTTGTTGTGTTGAATATTCTCTAATATTTGGAACAAGGTAAGACGCAGTTTTTCTAACTCTACTATTACCTTGGTCATCTATTGAAAATCTAAATCTATAACACGCTGCCGTGGGTATGCCCTTATTTGGGTCATTTGTAATTTCATTTTCACCAAATTCATTAGTGTAAATAAACTCACTGTTCATCGGTACTTCCATTACAAACGAACCATCTTCAGGAATATCTTCATCGATATTATATATTTCAAGTATCGGACGTTTATTTATATCTTTTTTGTGTGTAAATCTAATTGCTTCGATTTTTCCTGTTTTAGTTGTCAGGTCACACTTTCTACCCATTTTTCTTCTGGGTTGACAATTTTTATTTAAAGAATTCTTACCCGTATCTGTATAAGTTCCACCAATTAAAAATGCTTTGGGTTCTACTTTAACCCCCTTATCTGATAAATCAAAATCTGTTCTTGTAATTCCTATTTGACATAAGTCGATATTACCCCAAAATGGTACCACCTCAACTGTCTTATCAAAACTAACTATTTGTGGTAGGGAATCGATATCTTCAGACGACTTAAATGTGTAGGTGTTTTTAAACGCATCTTCACCCACTCCTTGTTTCATAAAATCATATGGTCTCAAGGAAAAACAACCGATATCAGATAAATCAATATCCACATGAATTTTTTGTAATCCTAATGGAACACCCCATATCATGAAGTCACCGGCATCATTAGTCTTTACGGTATACTTATAATATTTTTCATATACCTCTAAAACTTCTTCTCTATTGAGGACTTCCAATTGGTCAGGAAATGTTCCTGTTGGTTCATGTCCACCATGTTGTTTTCTTGATGGTAATAAATTATATCTGTAATTGTTTTCCTCGTTTCTTTCTGATGGGTCTTTAAATGGATATAAAGCCGAAATTACGGGGTCAATTGAATCCTCATCTGATAATGGAATGAATATAGAAACTTTAGCGTTTGGTACTCCAAAACCGTTATTTACGATAATTCTTCCACATACAACACCGTAATCTGAACAAAGTGAAGTATACGTGTCTTTCTGTGTAAACTTTAAAGACAAAATTTCCAATAAATCATAGTCTTGTTTTAATTCGACTGTGATGTTTTGGTCTTTACCAATATCTGTGTATATTCTGTGTTTTTGTAGCATTCTTATAATAAATAGAAAGAGGTGGATTTTCTATTATTATAAACAAAAAACTAATTAAAATGTAGTCGTTCCTAAGGTTTTAATTCTTATCTTAATGTCCTTATTAGGGAATCTAATTTGGAATATTTGATTTGACTTCATGAATATAGTGTTGTCGCTTTGTTGTATTTCTTTCGTTGCGTTGTCTTTGTAACTTTGTGAAACCTCGGATGATGAGTATTCTCCACCAATTTTTCCAAAAACTCTTAAATCTACAACGTTCACAACTCCCGACACATTACCAATGGATTTTGACAAATCTCCAACAAATAGTGGATCTCCCATTTTACGTTTTTCAATTGCGAAGAAATCTACAATATTTTCGATTGCCGTCTTAATAACGTCTGTTTGTGATGTATTTTTATCTATAACTAAATCAACTTCTAAACCCATATCAATAACCTCACCACTCACAATATCCAAATAATCGTTAATCATTCTAAACTCAGAAAGATAATTTAAAATATTATTTTTTAATGTATTGGATACAGTGTCAGTTAAATTACCATTTTCGTCATATGATAATAATTTGATTCTTACCTTATTATCTTCTTCCATCACATTTACCTTTGTCGGTGCTCCGAATGTGGATGGCATTGTTTCTATTAAAGATTTATAGTCATTTAACGTTACTGCCCTATTTTGTGCCGCAAAATTATAAGCGACCATATTTCTTATTTCTTCTATTGTTGGTTGGTCCGCTCCACCAATTGCTGGAGTAATATTCGTTACGGATAAAGAATCCTCAACCTGTGTGTTAATAGTTGAGTTTGGACCTTGTATGTTAAATTCAACACTGTCTACACTTGTTATAACATTAACCCCTAAATTGGAATCTTTACCCCCACCAATTCGATATTTCACGAATAGTGTTGAGTTTACTTTAGGTACTGAACCTAACGACATGTTATTTAAAAAACTAGCAATGTTTACTTTCATATTACTAGTAATGTAGTTATCCAAATTATCCAATGGATTAACCGTTCCTGAACCGAAGGTTAATGAAAAATAACCTTCAGGAGTATATTCAGTTAAAAACTTATTAGATACCGACATATAATCACCCGCCTTGAAATTGTTTTTATCTGAAACACTTGTGGTGTTTGGAATAAAAACTTTATCCTGCATTAATGATTTTACCTCATACCATTTATTGGTTGATGTTGAAAATTCTGTTGATGTTGGGTTGGCTCCAAATGTGGTACCATCTTTATGTATTATCGAAACAACACCTAAAACATTTTGTTCTGGTAAAAAAAGTTTTAAAAATGGTTTTTGGTCAACTTGATTAATTACCCTTCTGTAAATTCTTGTAACCCCATTCACTACAGCCTCTCTTTTTGTAATTGTATATGATATTAAACTATTATTACTATCAAAATTTGGAATCTTTAATCTATTTGGTTCTCCTTTACTGTTGAATGGATTAGAAAAATCTATATCCTCTATAGTTTCAAATATTTGACCTCCACCTGACACTTGTGCTCCCCCCTTTAAAATTCCCAAATATCTTTCATCTTCTTTATCACCACGAACCGGAACGTTAACTGAAAAATCACATAGAGCCACCGATGGTCTTACACCCGGTATTCTAATTCCGTAGGTCTTGGCAATGTGAAATAAAGATTGTCTTTGTTGAGCAAAATCCAAAATAGTTTCTTGCCAAACTCTATCTATATGGAAGTGTAAGTTATCCGCAACCGCAGCGTTTAAGTCTAACAATACAGAAAATATAGATGCATCATTGGTATTTTTTACCAAATCAGGATAATAATCGTTTGTTAAATTAACCAATTCTTGTCTTAGTCCCGCAAAATCTCTAGTTGCGTATGATATTTTTTTCGCCATTTTAAATGTTTATTATAATAAAGTCAGAGGATGAAAAGGCTCCATTATTTACCGTATAATCAATTTTTACTTTAGCAGTATATGGTTTATTTGCTTGTTCTGAAACCCTAAATAATCTTTCGTCTTCTTCTTGACTAAAAGATGTTGTCTCATCGGGGTCATTCTCTGCTGACATGATATTAATTGAGTTAATGTCTAAATTTGGGATATACTTTTTTACACCATCTCTTATTTCTTCTTCGATTAAATTAAATGTAACCATGTCGTTTTGGTCAAAAATGTACTCATAAATTCTTGTACCAAAATCGGGTAAAAAATATCTACTACCCTTCTTAGTTAAAAGAAGGTGAATTAGATTTGCTCTAACCTCTCTTTCAGGTGTTTCTGTCATTTTAACAAAATCACCAATTTGACTGTCTCTGAATGGAAAATCTATTCCGTATTTTATCGCCATATCAATAAATATAAACAATACTAAAATGGTAATAAATAAAAAACCCATCCGAAGATGGGTTTAGATACTCTATGATTATTTTTATGACCCACACCCCTCACATTCAAATGGGGAATCTGTAGGTTTTTCACTTGTCATTACCAATTCAGGAGTATTTTCACTTATGATTTGGTTATTAGTTGGTGTCACCATTTTTTGTAGTGTTTCAACTGGTTTGGATGTTGAGGTATCGACACCTAATCCTTTAAGTGCGTCAACCGCAGCTCTCGTTCTCAAGTAATACATACCTGTCTTTAAACCTAATTTCCAACCGAATAAATGTGCGGCTAATAATTTAGGTTTAGTCGCGTTATCAATAAATAAATTTAATGATTGTGATTGATCAATAAAAACACTTCTATTCGCGGCCATTTGTAAAACACGTTTTTGAGACATTTCCCAAACTGTTTTATAAACCTCTTTCATCTCGGTCGGAATCTCAGGAATATTTTGAACTGAACCATTTTCCATAATTAATTTATTCTTAATGGTATCATTCCATAAACCTAATTTCAATAAATCGTTAACCAAGTGTTTGTTAATCATAACAAATTCACCACTTAATGTTCTTCTTGAGTAAAGATTAGTTGTGAATGGTTCAAACGCTTCGTTATTACCTAAAATCTGTGCGGTAGATGCGGTTGGCATTGGAGCAACTAATAATGAGTTTCTTACACCAAACGATTTAACTTCTTTTCTTAATGATTTCCAATCCCAACGACCTGATAAATCTTTATCTGACTTACCCCACATTTCATATTGGAAAATACCTTTCTCTATCGGTGATCCTTCAATAGATTCATATGGACCAAATTCTTTTGCTAAATCTTTAG